AACTTTGGCTACGCGATGCCGAGCTTAACGGTCACGAACTGACCTATGAGGTTGGTGCAGACTCCGCCCAAATCATCGCATCCGACCTTGCCCTAAAGGCACTCGGCATTCATCGTTCGTCGATAAAGGAAAAAATCCATGGCTTCAATGAACGTTTTCAATAACAGTGCTTTTTCGATGACATCTTTGACAGGTGTCAGTAACAAAACTGGATTTCAAACCTCAACTTCTAGGCGAGCCTTGGCCTATTTGAGGCCTATGCCCGTACGCACCCGGACCATTTTTGTGGACCGCCGCGACGGCGTGCTAACCCTTATTCCTACAAGCCCGGTTGGCGCTTCAACTTCTGAGTTGAAAGAAGACGACCGCGATGCGGTTCCCTTGAAAACGGTCCGGCTTGCAAAAGGTTTCACGCTCTACGCTGAAGAAATCCAGAACATCCGTGCCTTTGGTTCCGAGACTGAGCTGGAGCAAGTTCAGGCAGAGTTCTTGCGCCGGTTCGCTCGCGTCCGTAATGACGTTGAACTGACTCAAGAATATCACCGCTTGGGCGCGCTGCAAGGCAAGCTGTTGGACGCTGATGGCTCAAGCGTTATCTACAACTATTTTGACCAATTCGGCGAGGCAGAAACCACAGCTATTAACTTTTTGCTGACCACTGCAGGCACTGATGTGCGCGAAATTTGTAACGGCGTCGTCCGTGCGATGGCTCGCTCTGCTAAGGGTGCTTTTACTACAGCAACAACCGTGCACGCGCTTGTCGGTGACACGTTCTACGACTTGCTGATTAAGCACCCGAAAGTGCGTGATACCTTCCTTGGCTATGCCGCTGCGGGTGACCTTCGCCAGGGTAATGCTTTTCAAGCCTTCACATTCGGCGGCATCACCTTCCACAACTATCGTGGCACTGACGACAACTCGGCTGTTGCGATTGCTGACACGGAAGCCAAGTTTTTTCCAATCGATGCAGAAGGTGTTTCAAGCACGCAATGGCCCCGGCTGAGTTTGGTCCGTTTGTAAACACTCCTGGCGTGGACACCTACGGCCTCAACATTCCAGATCGTGAGCGTCAAGCGTTTACCCGTGGCGAAATCTACAGCTACCCGCTTTTCCTGTGCTGTGCTCCTCGTGTGTTGCGTCGTGGCGTGTCTAACGCTTAAACTGAATGAATAGGCGGGGCTACGGCCTCGCTTTTTTAGGAGCGTCACAATGTCAGCGTACCAGGTTAAAAATAACTCATCACGTGACAAGGCCATACGAGTCTTCGGTGGAACGCAAACCGTAAGAGCCGGGGCTTCTGTCATTCTTGAAAACGCCTTGCAATTAAGCGAAGCGCAGATCAAAGATTTCGCCGATATGGGTGTAATAATTACCGTGCCAATCATTCCAAAACCTGCCAAGAATCAATCCAAATTTAACAAGGGGTAACGTATGCCCGGCTACGGCACAGATATCGGCTTTGCAGACTACATTGAAGCCAACGGCCTAGAGATACCCGCCGGCACCGTAGCTGCGGCCCGCTTGCGTGGTTCCGTTTATCTGGATGGCCACTATTACCAGCGCTGGCCCGGAGAGCCCACCGGCGGCGTAGATCAGGAACGCTCATGGCCTCGTAAAAGCGCCATTGATCGCTTTGGCAATTCAATCCCTGATAGTTCTGTTCCGGTACGCGTGGTCAGCGCATCTTATGAGGCAACACTTCTTGAACTGCGAACACCGGGATTTTTTGCTAAGACATTTACCAAGTCAGAGCAGAAAGTGTTGACAAAAGTGCAATCAATATCTTTCACGTATATTGGAAGCAACAAGGGCGACAGGTCCTCATCGCCAACGGTCACAGCAATTGACAATCTTCTGTCATCTATCTTGACACCGGATGACCTACCTGCCGCGTTGATCGTATCGTGAGCATAAACTGGGCAGAGATCGCCGCCGAAGTAAACGCCGCTATCAAGTCGGTTGCGTCGACCGATGAAGGCTACCCCGCAACCATCCGCCAGCAGTCTGGAAGCGGCGGTGACCCTTGGGATCCGGTAACGTCATACTCCTATACAACAGTAAGCATACTTGAAGACAACCGTCGCGTTATGGCCGCAGATGGCACGTACGTTGAAATCATAAATCGAACCCTGACTATGGCCGCGACACCGGGGTTTGCTCCAAAGAAAGCAGATGATGTTGCGGTAGGCATTACAAGAAGCCAAGCGACCTCTGGCAGTGATTGGATAAGCATCACTAAAGTTCGCACCCTAGCCCCCGCAGGCGTTGCTGTGCTGTACGAACTGGACTTGTCAGCCTAATGGCAACCGTCAAATTAAACGGCATCACAAAAGAGCAGGAGGCGGCTTTTCGCAAGGCGTTCTCTGACTCTGTTGCTAAGCTAAAAAACGATGCCGTCATTAAGGATCTGATCGACCGTATTGCCGTGGGTGATATTAATGGTGTACTAACGGCAATCGGAATTAGTGAGGCGTCGCTCGGGTCCATTGAGCAGGCCATTCAGAACGCCTACCGCAAAGGTGGCGATACTGCGGCAAGTCAAGTTGGCCGTGTTCCTGCGCCCGGCAGTGATGTGTCGTTTGCGTTTGCGTTCAATGTCCGCAACACCCGCGCTGAGCAGTGGCTACGGCAGAACTCATCCAGCTTGATTGTTGAGATTACGGAAGGCCAACGTGAGATGGTCCGACAGCAGCTTACCGCCAGGTTATCTGAGGGAGTTAACCCCAGGCAGTCGGCGCTTGATCTTGTGGGCAGAAAAAACCGCGTAACCGGGCGGCGTGAAGGTGGGTTCATTGGGTTGACTGAGCAACAGGCAAGATGGGTAAGCGATGCGCGGCTGGAACTAGAGTTTGTACATCTCACAAAAGGAACGGATTACCTTAGCCGCAAACTGAGAAACAAACGATTCGATGCAATGGTCAAGCGGGCCAACAAATCCGGCAAGCCACTGACCGCTGTGCAGATTCAACGTGCGATAACAGCACTACAGAGCCGTACGCTGAAATATCGCGGTGACGTAATAGCGCGTACCGAATCTATAGACGCACTGCGGGCAGGCCATCACGAAGCATTGCTCCAGGCTACCGAAGCGGGCGAAGTTGTAGACGATGACGTGACGCGGGAGTGGGACTCAAGCGGTGACGCACGCACGCGAGAGACGCACGCTAGGGCAGACGGCCAGAAGCGCCAGGGCAATGCGCCGTTTGATGTTGGCGGCTACCAGATGCTCTATCCGGGGGATTCTTCGTTGGGTGCGCCGGGTGAGGAAACCATACAATGCCGCTGTATTGAAACTACATCTATCGACTTTGGCGCACGCGTTGCTCGGATTGAAGGCTTTGGCTAGAAAATCGCCGCTTTACAATGGCCTGCTATAAATCGCGGAAGGGGAATTGATATGGAACCCGCAATAGCAAAGCCACAAGGTTCAACCATGACGGTAATAATTAACGGTGAAGAGCACCAACGGACTATAGCAGGATACGTTGATCCCGGCCAGCCCTATCCTGAGACTTTTGCCGATGAGGGTTATTGCAGGGTCATAAGCAGCGTAGTGCCGACAATCGTTAAAGTTAAGTAACCGATTAAGCCCAGGCAGAGGTGGCGCTAATAACACTGTCAGCCAGAGCCTACCGCATCTCCTAGCAGTACGATTTAGGCGGGTGATCTGGACGGGGAAGCTACGAGACAGCTAGACCCGCAAGGTGCGGGCATTTTTGCTATACTCCAGCAACGGAACTTAACAGGTGGTGAGCATGGCTAACGTAACGATAGACCAGTGGGTTTCTAAGTCTCAGGCGAGGCTAGAGGCTGTGTGGAAGACGGCAGCACAGGACATTGTGAGAGAGGTACAGACCCCAAGGGCTAAGGGCGGAAAATTGCCAGTGGATACGGCCTTCATGCGCAACAGCTTTTCCGCAGACGTGAACAAAATCCCAAGCGGCGACGGAAGCTCATCGTACACTGCCGGGCCAATTAGCATTGTGATAAACCGGGCCAAGATTGGCGACCAAGTTGTATTTGGATGGGCCGCAAATTACGCCATCTACATGGAAGTGCGTTACAGTTTTTTAAGATCAGCGGCACAAAACTGGCAGCAGATCGTCGATAAGGC